ATGACGTTTAAGATAATCTCTAAATGTAATGTGATCAAAATTATCAATGTTAGGACTTACGGATCCAATAATATCATCTCCATAAGCTAAAATATTAACATTTGATCTAAAAGGAATAGCTGAGTGTCCTTGGTCAAAATAATGGCAGCGCAAATACAAATTATTAACAATAGATCCGTTATAAACAGTAAGATTATTACCACTCATATGTAACGAACCTAATTGTAATAAAGTTCCATTCCACGCAATAACAGGATTGCACAAATCTGCAGCTAACCCTGACATTATTTTAACATCATAATCTGAATAACCAAAAGCCTTTGCTACACGCATATGCACTTCAAATGCAGCGCGCACCATCTGACATGGCATATTCAAATCAAAAGATGAATAATCACCAGCAAGGATCTGTGAATCACCATGTTCACGAACATAGTTCATCATCTCTTCCCACTCTGGTCCTTGACGGTTAATACCTACAGCACAATTAGACAATAATGGTACTGTGGAATAAGCAGCACAAATAGTCAAATAATATTTACGCACTAAATACTGCAATGCAGCATTAGTAACGTAAAAGATACGACATTTGTCTTTCGTCAATTTAGTAGGTTCATCTTTAAGAGAAGTTTTGGCAGGAGAATAGGCTCTTACACCTTTCTCATAACAAGAAATCATACGATTAACCTCCTCCATAGTGACGTCATCAAGATCTACAGGATCTGACCAAGTGTCATCAGGAGGAAGAGGAATCATATACTGATTCTTTTTACCAGAACGCGGAAATCCAATTGATGTATTGCGTACAATTTTATCAACAAAGCGCATTCCTGGAATACCATTAATGGTTTCCATATGCGTTAAAGGTCGAATATCGCAATCCAATTCCTTAAACCTAGCAATGAGAGGGTTGACGTAATCGTCAATAGACCACTCTAATGCTGAAGGTTTAAAACCAATGCAATTATTAGCAGCAATTGTTAAGGCACGTGAATGATCACGCACAGCGTTGAATGGAGGTTTACCCCATTTATTTTCAACACCTGTAACCTTTGCAACTGTATCGCTAATAATTGTAGGAACAACATCAGAATGAGGTGTAGAAGCGCCAACAGTGCTACCATAAACCTCAACTGTATTATCAAGCTCTTTAGGTAAAAATCGTGTGCAACATTTCTTATGCACACAATTATTAGTGAGAATATTTACACCGCAAATAGTTTTGGGCATATCACCACTAGCAGCTTCAGGTAATACAAATTTCATTGAACGTAAAGCCAAATTAATTTGATCACGAGTAACCATACCACTAACTGCTTGATAATAATCATCACCACCAAGATGGAAACCATGAATGTAAGGAGTACGCGCATGAGCAATTAAAATTGCCATACACCTCCCATCATGAGTTCTACGGGTGGCTTTATGATATGAACCTACAAATTGAATAGGCTTACCATCAACCATAGCATTGTTAGATACCATAGAATGGTAAGCTGAATATGAATCACGCTTAATTGAACCATCAACATCGCGCCATAATTCAGCAATAACATGTGCCATCCCATCCTTATCAACAGGTAACATGTCAATACAAGATCGGAATGAAGGAGCACTCTGAACTTGCACTAACATGAAATCGGTATTAGGGATCGTAACAGCATGAGCAAAGTTACAATATGATTTAAAAGAAGTATTAATGACACTACGATCACCACGGATAAATTCAACCATAACATCTTTATCTTTTGGTGCCATATGATTTGGCAACAAAACATAATTAGATGTTACGAAAAATCCATCACAATACTTCCTAAAATTCCCTTCATACCATTGTACATAAACTAAATTGTTTAGTACAGCGTTTTCCATCTGAGATGCAGTCATAGTCTTGCATTGATTAGTTACGGGTAAATCCGTAACAACAATATCAGCCCAAGGATTGTCAGTCTTCAATCTATCATTCTTCTCACTTTCATTTTTAGGATCTAAAGCGGATTGAATCATAACACCTTGTTTATACAATTTATAAAATTTATATAGACCATATAATGCAACACAAATGACTCCAGCACATCTAACACGATAATCATATATAATTTGAATATACTGAGTATAATCATATGTAGATTTAAGAATCTCGTCAAATGCTCTATCTCGTGTCTTTTTAATGATAGTTGTGAATACACAAATAGCATAATAAAAAACAAAGATGGAAAGGAAAATTGCAAGAGAATTTGGGAAAATTTCCCAAATAAATGCAATGGTTACTAAAATAGCAACCCAAAAAGCAGCAAAATATTGCTGCTGTGAACGGTAATAACGAATAAGATACCTAGAAAATATAATATTCATAATACCAGCCGTCCACGAACTGAAAAACAACTTGTTTGGTAATACATACAATGTATTCCAAAACCAAGTTGTATATCCAGACGCAATCTTAGTCCAGTCCATGGTCAAACCCCATTCGGGTTTGACTTCACATGAACAGGCTTCAGAAACATTATTACACTTATCACACAATATAATAGTTGTATTCAAAGTAGTATTAGTGTCAACAACATATGATTGAATCATTTTATGATGTTTAGCAGTTTCAATGGAATAATTTAACATTTCGTGTGTATCACACGTTTTGATTAATTTCCAAGCAACTTCAGTATCAGTATAATTCATATGTTTTTCCTTAAATGTCATTAAGCGCATTTGATACTCTGCTTCACCACTAGATTTAACTATATTTTGAATTTCAGG